AAAATATACGTTGCGCTGTTTTATCGTCGATGGTCTGATCTTTGAGCCATGATTGGATATAACCGCGTGATTCAACGAGTCCTTTAAGACCTAGCACTGAGCATAGGATGTAAGCAACTGACTCAGCTTCGACCTCACGAATATCGCGTGGTGTGATCTCAGAGTCAGCCATCGTGTGCTCGAGGGTGTGACCTAATACAACGTGCGCGATCTCATGGAAGAGTGTTTTGTGTGGTAGCACTGCAATTGGATTGATTGCCACCTTGCGTGCCACTGCATAGCCCTGACAATTGCCATCGGCCATATCGTAGTCGATCTCTTCAATTTTTAGTTCAGCTAGGGCTTTATCTTTGTCCCACTCAGCGATCTTTGTTTGCGGTGTGTAGTCATCGCCTTCTGTTTGAGATAGTAAAAACCAGTTCTTTTTTGGAACGAAGATGCGGTAGGTCTCTTCGGTCTTTTTGCCGTTGCTGTCTTTTCTATTAAGCGTCAATGGCATTGTAAGATAGATAGCTTCTGAACCCTTTTTAACCTTGCGACCGAGTTCGTTCCATTGCTTCATGGTTGCGATTGCACCGAGCTCGAGCTTCTTTTCTTTAGCTTGAAGCCACGCCCATAGTTGATTGCCGATGCTGAAATTATGGAAGCGTGAATAGCAGTCTGATAGCACGCCTTCTTTGTTTATAGCTTCGTTGAGTAACTCAGCGTAAGGTATCGTTGGTTTTGTTTTCATATATTTTCCTTTTTAGTGGTGGTTTAAAAACTAGATTTTATCACAGATTATTATATAAAAGATCACAAAAATAAAAAATAAAAGTTGTTCCATCACTCTACTTTCACGATCTGAAAGTCTTCTCGATCTGGAACGTCTTCCATGTTGCCATCTTTTACAGCTTGCTCGCATTGATAAAAGAAGTCATCGAGCTCAGCTTGTGCATCTTCTTTGGATCTAAACGTGCTAGGTGCTTCGTTGCCTTCGTCATCGTATGTTGACCAAGTATTAGTCCACCCATCGCACAGCGTCCACTCTTGGACTTCATATTCATCTTCGGTCAATGTATCGATACCGAACTTTGCTAATACTTCGAGTTGTTTATTGGTGCTCATTTTTTACTCTCCTTCCATAATGGTTATGTTTTCATCATCGATAAATTTTTGGCGCTCTGATTCTGTTTTGAACCATATACATTCTATTGGTTCGTCGAGATCTTCATTATCATAAAGATTGATGCCGTGCTGATAGCCATTGTTTTTATCGTTGTAGTATTCGCTTATGTGACATAGCGTGCCGTAAGATTCTTTTACTAGGTTGCGATTGAATTCGCAGTTTGCTAGTCCATGCTTTTCCATCTCTTGTAATAAGCTCATTTTGACTCCCTTCTTAAAATTTCGTCTTCGATTGTGTGCATTAAAAAAATATCTTTGATACCCATGCCTACATAACCGCTTTTAAATTGCTTGAGCATAGCTCTGAGTTGTTTTAATGGCATGCTTTGTAGTTGGTTACTCATCGTCGTCCTCCTCTTCGTTGTCGAGGTCTTCGTTCTCTTCGTCCTCGATAAGTGTTAAAAGATAATCAATGTCGCTAGCGATATGATTCGGTATGTCAATGATCTGAGTCTCGCCGTCGTTCCATGTTGCGACCAGATCGTAGCCTGTAATTACTTTTCTTTCTTTCATGATTAATAGTCCTCCACGAGATCATCTTCGTTGAGATAATTGTAGAAGCCGTATTGATCGAGCGTGCCACGATAAACTCGTGATAATTCTTTTTGTAGCCCGTTGATATCAGTCATGCCACTCCAATACAAGTTGAATGCATCGACGAATATCTTCTTAACATAACTTGGAAGCGGTGGGTAGAAGTTAGCGCTGAGGTGAAGCTCGAGTGATTGCGCTTTTCCGAAGTGCTCGGTTGTGTACTCGATTAAGTCTTGTTTAGACATATGTTGATTCTCCTTCCATTGAATAGTATTCATCTTCTAATTTATCGCGTTCGACTTGAAGCTGTTCGATCTGTACATCGAGATCGATGAGTCTTTGTCTTAGCTCTTCTTTTTGATTCTCGGTAAAAATCCTTGGCGGTATATCTTCGATCGGCGTTCCGGCATCGACCATGTCTTGAATACCTGTGAGCACTTCGAGCACTCTGAGCTCTGCCTTGTCACTGAATCCGCCGATGTGCCACTCTTCGACCTTGCTAAAATGCGTTCCGTTGCCCTCGCCGTTGTATAGATCGCCTTGCTTCCAATCATAGATCGTGGCGATCGTGCCGTCTTCAAATTGGATAGCCCACTCGACTTGCACCTTGTAGTCATCGCTACCGCATGGATCGCCGAAGGCCGTCTTGATCATGTTGTAAGATGCTTCGATAACGCCAATGCCGTGCGAGCCGGCCGTCTCAATGGGTTGTTGCTGAGATGTAAAGAAGTCCATTATGCAACCTCCTTCATGGCGTCACGTTGAGCTTCTTCACGTTCACGGCGCGCCATCATAAGTTCGAAGCGCATTGCAATAATGAAGTCCTTCGCGTTGCGTATATCCTTGAAGTAAAATCTGAGCGCGTCTTGGCAGTGACCTTCGCTGTAACGTGGATAGTCGTGCATAACACTATAGTCACCGCGCTCGAGACCGATGCGACGTGCTACGTTCTCAGCTTTGTTGTTGTGGATGTATTCGTCCTGATCCCATCCGCTTTTAAATTCAACGAACGTGAATGACTCAGGCACCTTGACGCTATATCGACCAACGTCATCGTAGTAGCCCTCGACGATCACGAGTGGTGTCTTCATCGCATGATCGTGTGGTTGTGTGTATGGCTTAGTGTTATCTAAGTTAAGTGTTGTTATATACATGTTGCTTTTCCTTTCGTGGTGGTTGAAATTAAAGTGATCTTACTACAACAGCATCGACCTCTTGCACTTGTGTGACTAAGTTCACGAAGTCTTCGTCTGCGAGTTCACGCACTAGCTTAGGTGAGATGATGCTCTTGGTATAGTGTTGCACTTCAGCGACGAATGAGTCGCCTTCATACTTGCCTACACCTTTTGCGATCAGTTCTTTTTTGAGTCTGCGTGCTGACTCTTCGAGCTCTTTGATTTGCTTGTCAATGACTCCGAGTGAGTCGATGATGTTGAGTGTTGTTGTTTCCATATTGCTTTCCTTTCGTGGTGGTTTATAAATGATACAGCCTAATTGTCGTTGATCTTTTGGAATGTGTCAAGCACTTTTTTAGGGGCGCTGTTTTACCCTTTTAGATTGGATTGGTGCGCGCCACCCTCACACCCCCTCGCGTGCGCATCAGCAACGTGCCTACAAGACACGATCGCAGTGTGGTTGATGTCACAAGCTACCTCGCAACATGATGCGTGCGTCCTAGTGTGATTGTGTGGGAAAGCAAGAAGCGTGCCAGCTCGGGTCGTTGCCTCTTTGGTAGCCCGCCGCAATAACCACACTGGCAGTAGGGGTATTGCGGCGCGATGGTCACGCAAGCAAGAATCGTGCCAGCGCGGACTAATAACCACAATGGCAGTAGGGGTATTAGCTACTTGACCGGCGCGTGATAGTATGCTAGGCAATGTGCGGCTTGGCAGTGTGGGAAATAGGATCTCCTTTTAGGCTGAGGGGGTCTTTGCTGAAGGCGTATAACCCCATTTTGGTGCCATCGAGGGGGCGGGCTGGGGCCCCCCACACAGATCTCAAGTTTTTATAATTTGCCGTATTTTTAAAAAAAGTCGATTCCTAAAAATTTTTTTTAAAAAATCTGGACATTTTCTATATGAATCAAATACTTACGATAATTAACAGGTCAAATAAATGTATAATATACTATACACAAAAGACATAGAAGACATAGAAGACACAGTATAAACACAGTTTGTCTCTATCTTTTATTTTTTATTTTTTAAAAATAATAAAAATATGGAATAAAGGGTGTCTTCTGTGTCTTCTGTGTCTTTTAGAAAAATAATATTAATTAAATCAATGGGTTAAAAAATCAATGTTGCAAAAAAACAACAAAAACCGTACCCTGTCTTCTGTGTCTTCTATGTCTTTTTTAATACTTTGGTTTAATCTAAATCTGTAAGTCATTGATTTAATTATATGTAAAAATAATAGGTAGGAAATAGTTAAAATTTGCATTAGTATACTTACCTTGGATTCATGGAAATCCGTAGCCATATGTTTATAAAACTCGCATTAGTAAACATGTACACAATGACGTGTACTTATTTTTAGGAGATTTAAACATGTGGACTAAACCAGCAGCTACTGAAATGCGTTTTGGCTTTGAAGTAACAATGTACGTAATGAATAAGTAATCAAAAAGTTGCATTTAATGTAACTTTCTGGAAGGGGCTTAAAACGTCCCTTCTTTTTTTATACAAACTTAGGATTAAGTTTAGATGGCATTAACGGCAACACAAAAAGTATTGACCTTAGATTATTGGAAACCAGCCGACAAAGTTCAGGTTGGGGATTATATTTTTAACAAAGAGGGCAAACCGACCAAAGTTAAATTAGTCCAACTCTATCGATCAGAAGAATGTTATGAAGTTGAGTTTGATGATCACCTCACTGTTGAAGGTGATAAGCATTTAGGTTTCTTGGTTGAAGATAAAAAATACCGAGATCGATTATTGCAATATAAAGGCATTCAAAAAAAGTTTAGACGTCCATTAAAGTTTACCAAGATCCAAGACTTTTTAGGATTATCACTTAAAGATAAAAGATCAAGGTCAGTCTATTCTATCCCCACAACACAGCCTATCCAATTTCCATATCAGCTCCCATCTATACCACCATTTATTTTTGGATTCTGGTTCTTTAATAAAAGAGCCCGCACTAAATATATTTCACAACCTGGCTTATCAGAATACATATACCAAAAATTTAAAGACCACGGTTATCAAATTAAAGAAGGACGTAAAAATAATAGAGGACGTTACTTTACTGTAATGCCATCTTTAGAATCTCAATTAGCCCCAGACATCCCAAATAGAATACCTGCAAATTATTTATTTGGATCGGTTGAAGAAAGAGTTGAATTATTGTCCGGTATCATGTATGCTAAGACAAGACAATATTCTCAAACCACCGACATGTTTAGATTTGGCACAAAACATTATGGCACCGCCAAGCGTGTGCAAAATCTTGTCGAATCATTAGGCAGCAAAACAGTTTTGCAATACGATGAGTCCGTTAAAACATACAAGCTATTTTTTAAATCACGCCTACAATTAATGGAACATCAAAAGTCACCAAAGATTAAAGTCCATCTTAGTCGTAGGTATATAAAAAAGATTAATCCCATCCCAGCTCAAATGTGTGTGCATATTGAAACGGAAGGTAAAGACAACTCGATCCTCGTTGGAGAAGGATTCATACAAGCATGTTAACAGATAAACAAGAAGCCATATTGAAGAAGTTTGCAGAGTCTCATAAGCATTGGCCTAAGGCACAGCTTGATGCAGCATTGTGGCAAGTCAAGTGGGCGCTTCAAGCACTCCCCCATCAACGCGAACCAGAAGACGGCGAGTTTGATACGTTCCTCATGTTAGCAGGACGGGGATCAGGTAAAACTCACACTGCCTCTCACTGGATCGGCATCCGTGCATGGAAGTATGATAACACTCGTTGGTTAGTCACGGCACCAACCTCAAACGATATCAGAGCTACATGTTTTGAAGGTGACTCAGGCCTTCTTAATATTATACCGCCAACTTTAATCAAAGACTACAATAAATCATTATTTGAGATTACCTTAACCAATGGATCATTGATCCAAGGTATCCCTGGTTCAGAACCAGAACGTTATCGTGGTAAACAATTTCATGGCGCGTGGTTTGACGAGTTGTGTGCATTTGAGTATTTAGATGAGGCATATGACGGCGTTCAGTTTACGCTCCGTCTTAAAGATCCAAGAATCCCTCGCGTTCAGCAGATTATTACCACAACACCAAAACCAAAAGAACTGATCGTTGACTTAAACGAAGGTAAAGTTGGTGGTGATGTGTATGTCGTCAACGCATCATCATACGATAACAAACAACATTTATCTGAAACCTTCTTTAAACAGTTAGAGACATACGATGGCACAGACATTGGTCGTCAAGAGATCTATGGTGAAATCCTAGATCCAGAGCAAGCTGGTATTATCAAACGTAAGCAGTTTAGATTATGGCCTGCAAATAAACCAACACCTGATTTGGAATATGTGATTGCTTCATATGATCCAGCAACATCTGAAAAGACAATGAACGACCCAACAGCGTGTACAATATGGGGCGTGTTTGAAAGAGAAGACGCAGGCACATCAATCATATTACTTGATGCTTGGGATGGACACCTAGCTTATCCAGAACTTCGTCGCAAAGTGATTGATGATTTTAAAGAAGTCGTGTATGGTGCCGATAATGATTTTGGTAAAGGACGAAAAGCTGACATGGTATTGATGGAAGATAAGTCAGCTGGTATCTCACTCATTCAAGAACTTCAAGGTTCTGGTATTGAGGTACGAGGATACAATCCTGGTCGTGCTGATAAAGTTCAACGTCTTAATATTGTAGCACCCATCATAGCAAAGGGCAAGGTATTTATTCCAGAAGACCCTGAGCGTCCTGGTGAGTTTGCAGACTGGGCAAAACGATTCTTGCGCCAAGTGTGTTCATTCCCAGAAGCAGGCGGTCATGATGACTATGTGGACTCTTTATCACAAGCACTTCGTGTATTGCGTGACTCAGGTTGGATTCAATTAGACCCACTACCAGCGCGGGATTATTCTTACGCTGACGATAACTACGGTAAAAAGTTTGTAAATCCGTATGCTCAATAGGGCGAAAACCTTCAATCTTTTGTATTAGTACATTTAGCTATGGACATTATAAAAACGCCCCAAGAAATACTACTTGAATTAGCAGGCATCCCAACTCACTTTGCAGCGGGCGGACATGCGGCAATATCTCACGCCATTTCAAATTTAACGCCACAGCAAATGCAAGCAGCTTTAATTTTTAATGGACACACTCCGCCAAGATTTCAATACAGTAAAGGCGGACATATAACTAACTTACCAGAATTTACACACTGGGTTCTATCACAAGGTTCAAATACATAATATGGCTCAACCTACAATCCCATTACAGCAAGGTGGTAATCTTCCAGCATTGGACGACAGAGAAGATCAAGTTAAAGAATCAATGGAACAGGAAGATGAAACTTCTGCCATTGCTGAAGCACTTGGATTAGATGATACTGATGCTGAACAAGAAATCATTGAGCTTGATGATGGTTCTGTAGTTATTAATCTTAAAGATACAAAAGGCCCACAAGAAGATCCAGAGTTCTATGAGAACTTAGCCGAAACATTAGATGAGAATGTTCTTGATGCTATGGCGTCAGAATATTTAGATTTCTTGGATGTAGACAAAGAAGCTCGCAAAGAGCGTGACAAACAATATGAAGAAGGTTTACGTAGAACTGGTTTAGGCAAGGACGCGCCTGGCGGGGCCACCTTTGACGGCGCGTCTAAAGTCGTCCACCCAGTTATGGCAGAGTCCTGTGTTGACTTCGCTGCATCATCCTCAAGAGAATTATTACCGCCAGAGGGTATTGTAAAATCCAATATCAAAGGCATCGATGACACAGCAAAAGAAGCAACAGCAGATCGCAAAGTAAACTTCCTTAACTGGCAACTTACAGAACAAGTAGCAGAATATCGTGATGAGATGGAACAAATGCTCACACAACTTCCACTTGGTGGATTTCAATTCTTAAAATGGAGATATGATGCGGAACAAAAACGCCCAATGTGCGAATGGGTTCCAATTGACAA